CAGCTCTTATTGGGAAAAGACTTCCCAAGAGGATGTTTCACTGTGTGAGGTGGAGACTAAATTCCGCTTTCGGGTAGAGGACGCATTGTCCGCCTACCTTGCGGGGTTTCAGCTGACCAATCCGCTTTATGTGGTTTGGGTAGCTGTCCCTTTTACCTTTGTTGTCGACTGGATTCTTCCAATTGGCGACTGGTTGGGAAGCCTCACGGCTACGTTCGGACTGAAATTCGTAGACGGATATCAGACCACGAAAACATTCGGGTCTGTCACGGTTGGGGGCAAGCGCAAGCAAGCCTCCAGCCCTGCATACTGGAACAAAGTAAGCTCCCTTGCAGGAGCACGTTCCCGTGTTGAAAGAGGATTCATCGTTCGCCAGACATATTCTTCCTGGCCAATGAGTCTAACCTATTTCAAGTTTCCGTTTACCTCGCCTCAACGCATAGCATCCGCTATCGCGTTAACCCAGGTCACTGCTGGTCTCCGATAGGAACCGGTATACCGCAACGACTGTCCCTCGGGACATCACACAGGAGAGGCTTAATGCCCCAACTGCAGAATGTGATCCTCACGGATCGCACCCCCGTTACCCCCGTCAACTTGACGTTCGTCCCTCGAGGAATCGAGAGCGGCGTCGGCGAGACGGTGAATAACGCAGGAACCCCTATTGGGGAGAAGCGCTTTACGGTCAGCATGAAGCAGACCGGTAAACGGTTCAAAGGCGAAGTCCGGCTAGTGTTGCCGGTGGTCGTGACTGAGACCATTAATGGTGTCAGTTCTCCCAAGGTTGTGCGTACAGGTTATGTCAACCTGTCCACGTCTTTTGACGAGACTTCGACCGAGCAGGAACGCACAGACGCAATCGGCATGATGTCGAGCGCGCTGGCGACCAGCAAGGTCCTCGTCAATGATGCCCTCGTGAAGAATGAGGGTGTTTACTGAGATGACTTTGGTCATCCTCGGTATTCTGGGCTTCGGCGGTCTCCTGTGGCTGACCACTCCTGCGGGCTGCGCTTTTGCGCTTACCCAGGAGTGGCTAGTCGCATTTGGCTACTTTTGTCCAATCGGGTAGCAATGGTGCTATCCGACCAAGGGAACCCAGGGCTTCTGCCCTGTTCGCTAACGAGGTATTAACCCGTGAAAGCCGCTAAGAGACATCAGTCTTTTGCAACTTCCCCAAACCTCTATACTTCCTTTCGTGAACTTTTCGTCCACGAGTTGAGTATGGACAAGACCCCAAAAGCGGAATATCTGCTTAAGGAATTCGAGTCTAAGCTCTTGGATCCAGCCTATTCGGATCCTCCGGAAGTAAGGCGTGAGCGAGCCATTAACAAGTGGCTTGCTTGCGAGGTCACCAATAGGGCGACAAACATGCGTTTAATGCACATGAGCGAGGAGGACGTCGTTTTTACAAACGATGCCCTCATCGATATCAGTGCAGTTCACATTGCCGACACGGCTGCGAAGTTTATCTCGCAGACGCTTGGTGATGTTCCTTGGGAATCCCTTCGTGGGAGTTTCTCAGGGGGCGCCTCAACTTCGTTGAAGCGGGGATACGGTACAATCGCCCGGAAGTACCTTGAGGGTACGGACATCACAGAAGGTGCCATTTGGCACTTCCTTGCGCTGACTAAGTCAGTGCAGTGGGCCCCACGCGACTTTTGTTGCGTGCGCGGTAACGTGATGTTTACTGTTCCGAA